GTAAATGTGATGTGAACCTGGGCAGCGATTGTGCTGGCTTCTGGATTTATCCAGGAAAACCCAGCGTCCGCCTGGCTGGTTGCGTTCATAGCAACACGAGCTACAGACATGGCTCGATAATTAGCAGAACCTGACGCTGGAGTCATCGCTTGCACGATTACAGGCGTCGGGTCATTGAGTTTTATATTTACTCGCATTTTCGTTGTCTCCAATCAATCAGAATTGTTACCTAGACTCCGGTAATGTTGTACTGCAATGCGGTGTGGGTCGCTGAACTTCGAGTTCCGCTTCTCTCCTGCAAGGCAATCCTAAAGCTGACATACATTGTTGTCTGGCCCTTACCAGGTTCTCTGTCCGTTTCCATTGTAATCTGTCGCCGGAAACCTGTCCGCCATTGGCTCGTATTGAGCGTAAGCAATCGTCCTGTATCAGCTGCGTTCCCAGCACTTGTAATTTTGCCATCGGCGTCAGCGATTCTCATTTGTTCGCTGTGGAGGTACGGCTTGCCGTACACGTTTAGAATTTCACCGGTGCTAAGAGTTGCACGAGCGCCAGCGACATCAACGGTTTCAAATTCAGCAATCGACAGGGAGCGAATAGCAGTCCTGACATCGCTTATGAAAACCACGTCGCCTCTGCGCCTGGGTGCAGCGTACTTGTCGAGTTTTGCCATGATTTCGTTGAACATGTCAGCCGAAACTCCGGCATTGTGGTTGTTTGATTGGCTTGTGTTGTCCACCAGGGGAAGATGGATTATGCCATCCCATCCCAGTAGCCATTGCGCCTTGCCAGCCGTTGAGGTGCTGATTGTTGCGCCATCTGCATTGATGTTGTTGGTCGCAGTTTGGTCAGCGTTCAAAAGAACGTCATCAATAACCTCGGCAGCGTTCCGCACCAGGTTTCGCCGGAGTTCTGGAACTAAGGCGATAATGGCGTCCTCATTCAACTCGTCGGAGAAAGGCACACCAGTTTTCAGCCCTTGTGCTGTCAACGTTATTTTAGAGGTTGAAGGGTCAGTTGTGAGCGACTGAACATTTTCGCTGATTGGATACCAGTTCGTGTCGCCGAACTGAGTCGGGATGTCGAATGGGTTGCTTGGCATAGGAACTTGTTGCAACACTGGGAGAATAACGGTGTCCAGGTTGACGTCCATCCATAGCGTAGCCGCTTCGATTGTCGGCACTAATTCGTCGCCAGAGCCTGATGTTGTAGAGTCAAGCGCTTTGCCGTGGGCTTCCATCATTCCGGCCCTCCAGCCAGCAGCTGCCGACCGGAAGTTCTGCGCCCCAGCCACGCCAGGGTGCATGATATCACGCCGCTTGATAGCATCTTCTTCCCAGGCCATGAGTTTATCCACGGTGACGCTGTCGGATAAATCTTTTTTAGACCCAGCCAACATATCACGCATGCCGCCACTCATCTGGATTCCCCTAGCTTCTCGGCCCTCCATAATGGTGCTGAGAATTTTCAGGTCTAACGAGTCAAACCCAGCGACCCTTCCTGTGGGTACTCGGAACTGTCCGCCAGGGTTGGAATGATTCAACCTTTCTCGCCGGAGTTCCTTCATCGCCGTTTCGACATTTTCAAGGATGCCAGCCATCCGGTGTTGCTCCTCTTTGAGAGGTTCAACCCCATTAGTGACTTTGTCCTCGACGTAGGATTTCATTCCCACGATTTCTTGTAACAAGGCATCAATTTCAGTTGCCATAATGGCCTCCTTATTTCGAATATATTCCCGTAATAGCTTCTCGCAAGCGCTTCATTTGGTCGTCTGTTATCTTCCCATCAACTTCCAAATCTAATGTCCTGTCCTCTTTTGCTTCTGCGATTGGTTCGTCAGTAAGCAATGATTCCAAAACTTTTTTGGCTTCCGCTAGCGAACTCATATCCGCCTTAGAAAGCACTCGGACAATGGTGTCCGTTTCTAAACCTTTGGACATGGCTTCGGGTGCTACCTCTTCGCCATCGCCATCCTCAGCTTCTTCACCTGGGGTGGCTTCGTCCTCAGATTCTTCCGCCTCTTCCGCAGCGGTTTCCTCTACGGCAATTTCTTCAACTACTTCTTCGGCCACCGCTTCTTCGGCAAGATCTTCCCTGTGTTCCTTTTCTAGCAATGGGGTACTCGCTAACATCAAACTATACTCCTCTCCTTTTCTTGCTAAATTTCCTACCGGTATTTCGCCCAGAATGTACACCTGGTTCGGATTACCCATTTCATCAAGTGCTTTTCTGAGGGCTGCCGGATGTGCTGGTATTGAAACCGCACTTATTTCCAACAATTCTTGTTCCAGAAATTCAAAACTTCCAGCCATGCCTTTGCTATTCCGTTCTTGAACGTTCAAGGCCCGAAACCCAACGGATTCCGCTCGCATAATCCTACGTTCAAATTTGCCATGTATCTCTGCCCCCAGGGGAGACTCGTCATCCCACTGAACCGTATTCAGCAACTGCCTACCATCAACCCAAACCTTTGGCACAATCCCGATTGGAGGGATGTTGTAATTGTGCTGGAACATAAACACTGGATTACGCTTAAATTGTTTTAGGTTCCAGCCACCCACTCGGATAACATCGCCCATTCTATCTTCGGATTCTTCTGAGGCGACAAACACCTGGGGAGATTGCATGTCTGTGGATGATTGAGGCGCTTTGGGGAGAGCATATCCTGTTGACTTGTAAATTACTGGAGCGTCCGCTCGTCCTTCTGTGTAGTCTCGTATTGAGGTCGCTTCATTTTCTCGGAGTCGTTTTTCTAAGTCCATTACATCAATTTTCATACGCACCTACTCTAAAAAAATACCCAACTAAAACGAACCTTCACAGTTCTTTAGTCGGGCATTGGCACAAGCCTGGCTGTGCAACCCTGGAGAATTACATTGCGGAAAGTTTCTCAAACAATACACAATCTGTCAAGCGTTACAAAAAACTAGCCATCCGGTGGTAAATCGGATGGCTAGTAGGGCAAGGGGAAAATAGCTAACGTTACCGTTTATTCTGATGCCAGGCTAACGCTATCTTATCACGTAATTCATAGGCTTTACAAAAAATCACGAATCGCATTTTATGCCTCCTTTCCAATTTTTCTGCTTCTTTGTCTTGCTTTTTCCTCGGCCTGCCTACATCGGGCAGAGCAGTACTGGCGTCGGGTATGACTTGAATTTTTAAGAAACACCTTACTACATTTTGGTCTTTTGCATTGAAAGACCGATAATGCGTAGACTTCGCTGGCTCTTATGTCATCTACTTTCCTCGCTAACACTAAAAGAAATTCAGCATGTTCTCTTAGTTCTGCTGGAGTTTCCATCCGACTACCATCTTTGTTGGTAGTCATGCTTCCAATCGTGCCATTTGAATATACCGTGGCATGGTATCCGTTGACTTCAACCACTTCTGATAAAACTGGGTACTGCTCCATTACGCACCTACCATCTTCCAATGTTACTTTAGCCATTATGAATCCTCCTTTCCCAATACTATCGGTTTACCTGAAACGGTTTTTCGATTGCTTCTCTTTTCATTTCGTGCGGAGGTCACATAATGCCATTCCCTCAAAGACGCATTGCGTGCCCACCTTTCAACACGACGCTTGGACTCTTTCGCTCTATGCCGTTCATAGTCCTCGATGCCATTTTCTTTACTGTGGGCTTTAGCGTTCTTTATCATCTTTTCAGCTCTATAATCATCGTGAGTCCAGTAATAAATCGTATGGTAAGAAACCTGATACATTTCCATAATTTCAGATATCCATTGGGCTTTGCTATGAACTTCTAAACCTGATTGCCTACGCTTCATTATTTCGCTTTTGGTATGGAATGGAAGGGCTTGTTCATAGGCTCTTCGGATATCTGCTATGTCTTGAGCCATCAGTTTTTTTCGTAAGTCTGACGTTTCGTGTAACTTCGGATATTTCATTTTGCACCTACTTTTTTCATCCGTTACTATTCGCAAAATTCACAAACATAATTAGTGTTTGCCTCAATCCATCGACAATACCCTTCAGGCGTCATCCACTCAGGGCGATTTGCCAAAGTAAACACTTTGACGCCGTGCCCACATTTTGCCGTTATTACTTTTCCTGTTTGCCGGTTGCCGACGTTGGTATTAGGAACCCTCCCTTTCCAGGAGTTACTGATGCTTCCGTATGGGTAACGTTGTTTTACCACTCGGATGTCTACTGACACAGCCTGGCTCCGCCTGGCACTCCACACGGTAACAAATTGTCTCGGGCGTCCATACCAAGTGCCAATATCTTCACTTTCCCAATCAACGAGAACGGCGTCGCCCTTTATCATCACTAACCCACCCTTGGTGGAATATTTCCGAGTGGCTACACCCACACTCCACCCATCGCATTTTCCGACGTACTGTGGGTAACGCACGGCGATGTCCTTCAAGGATTTTCGCAAATCATTTTCTGTAACTAACATTACGCATCCCTCCCATAATCACCGAATCCTTCCACCTCTATAATGTTCCACGTTCCACCCTTGACAGGGATGAATTCGCCATTATGGAATAGCGTATGCGGCTGGTAGTACGGTGTAAATACGGTATGGCCGAGCCTTTCCAACCGTCGCTTTTGTGCTATTGCTTGCTCTTGGGTTCTGTACCTATATTGCGTTGCCATTCTGCACCTCGTTTTAGATTTCCACCGCTGGGCTTGCCACCAGCGAGCGGTTTACGGCCTTGCCTGAGCAAGGCTGGCTCACCTAGGCTATCCACTCCAATTCCTTGAATCCCAAATCCTCTACCATGTAGTAGACTTCATCGAGTCTTACAATGTCGCCAACTGACATGGAACCGTAGCGATTTCCGCCTGTCATGTCCGTAACTGCTGGATTATTCTCAGGACATCGGCCAATATCGACTCTCTGCATTGCCATAAATGCGAACTCTAAAGACGCTTCAATATCATCCCCTGTTGTGGAAATATCTGCTACGTGGTGGAAGAATCTGGAAAAATCGTCATTCCCAGATACCCATTTTTCGGAACCGAAACAGACGAGATTTCGATGAAGCTCCATGACAGGAGAGGGAAGTCCATTGTTGAGTTTGTCTATATCTTCTTGCGATATCTTGATTTGGAAAAGACTCATTTGTTTGTTCATTTTGCACCTCCTACCTTTCTCAATTTCATGATACCACTTTGTTATAACAAAGTCAAGGATTTCGTTCCTGGTTTTAGCAAGATTCGGGAAATTCATGGTAAACTTGGGGATGGAAAAAAAGCCCACCAGGGCAGTCTTTTTAGACAGGGATGGAGTTATCCTTCCGGATAAAGGCCATTTACTGACCGTGGATGCGATGACAGTAACCAGGAGAGTAGCGACTTGTTTGAAGGAGTTACGAGAAGCCGGCTATTTGCTCATTGTTGTCACAAATCAATCCGCTATCGGGTATGGGTGGCTGACATTCGGAACCTTGAACGCCATCCACGCCAAAATGCAAAAAGAACTCCAGCGAGGTGGCGCTTACATCGATGCGATATACACATGCCCCCACACGGCCCAGGATGGATGCCTCTGCCGGAAACCTAAGCCTGGTTTGTTCAAACAAGCTATCGTCGAATATAATATTGATGCCTCTCGTTCCTGGATGATTGGCGACAGGCACAGCGATATTGCAGCTGGTCATAACATTGGCGCCTGGAGTCTACTTGTTCAATCCCCAGACGATTTAGAAAAAGCTGTGAAATCCATACTTGCTATCTCAGACATTTTGGCAGCCAAAATATGAACGCATACTGAATGGGCATCCTCTATGGCCCCATAATCATTAGAATTCAAAACAACAGCGGCATTACACCTCACAGCTGACTTTCCTCCGCCAAACCCAAGCAAACCGAATGTAATCATTTCCGACGATTGAGCCGTGTCAACAGCGTCCAGCACATTGTCGCTATTTCCGCTTCCGCTGATGACAAACAAAATGTCCCCAGGTCGTGCCACCTGGTTCAAGATGGCTGACGCCGCTGTACCATAAGACATATCGTTCGCCCTGGCGGAATATAAGGATGATTCAGCCATCAAGTCGTGGGCAGCTACCTTGTTGTCCACCAGGTGAAGCACCAGGTGGCTCGCATTTGCGTGGCTTCCGCCATTGCCCAAAACCCACACATGGCCCTTGAATCTCATAAGGTGGAAAGCAACAGCGTCAAGAACCAGTTCGTCAATGTCAGTTAGGGCTTCA